AGTCCATCACGCTTTAAATTTTTAGGTGGTCTTTGTAACCATAACCAAGGTTTACTTGCACCATGTTGTTTACCATATCTATAAGTAAACTCTGCAAGTGTAGCAGTATACAAAGAAAATAAATGAAAATAGTTTGCAGTAGTTTCTCTACACCATACTGCTGATGGATGATTGATATGTCCTGCTTTGTATAGATTATCTTCTCTGTCATCATCTAAACGCCACCTTTTAATTCTGCGATTATTTGCAGTTCTATCAATCCACATTGTACCATCTAATAATCTGTGTGCAGTAGAAAGTAACTGTGCATACTCAATAGGCATTTTAACGACATGTTTATCCAGATGCCACTTGGCACTCTGGATTGGATTCTCGTGTAAATAAAATATGTTCATTTCGCCTCCATTCTTTTCTCATTATAATATAAGTAGGGTCAGAAGTCAAGGATTTTCTATAGTACCTAAAAATCTTTGCAGACTCAGCTTTCTTGTTAGTCAATGCATCTTTTTCTTGTGGCCTAACATTACCCTCTGAATCATATTTCCTACCACTTCTATGATTTGCATATCTTCTTGCCCTTGTAAATCCCATCTCTAAAAATTTACGACACATATCCATACCTACAAAATCTTTTTTCTCTTTATAACTATTATAAAGATTGTATATTTTTACAGCGCTTTCTTGTGCAATTTTAGGTGTTTTAAATCGCCAGTGTTTACATATAACATCTGTATATGGTCTAACTAGTAGCACACCTTGCTCACCACGACCAAT